GGAATGGTTCGGGATTACACACCAATTTCTCTACCAAAAAGATGAGAGAAGAAGGTGGGGAAGAATACTTCAACGCAATATTCAGAGCATTTGAAATGAGACATGAAAATCACATTGAGGTTTATGGTTCAGAAAATGATTTACGATTGACAGGAAAATTTGAAACGCAAAGTATTAATAAGTTTTCTTGGGGTGTTGCAGATAGAGGTGCGTCAATTAGAGTACCGCATTCAACAAAAGAAAATTGGAAAGGTTATTTAGAAGACAGAAGACCAGCATCCAACGCTAATCCATATGATATTATTAGAGTGATATCTGTTACTTTAGATATGACTGAGGAGTTATTTAGTTTACACCATAATATGTATTCTAATGTTAGTTTAAAAAATATTGATGAAGTTATAAAAAAATATCAGGCGGTATCATCTGATGATTTACTTGACGAATATAAAAACGACTAAGGTTATGTCTGAAAATAAAGAAATGGTTAATCACCCTAAACATTACCAGTTTGGTGAAAATAATGAATATGAGGCCATCAAGGTGATAGATGCTTGGGGATTAGATAACGATTTTTATTTAGGTAATGCGGTCAAATATCTGTCAAGGGCTGGTAAAAAAGATAATACCGTACAAGATTTAAAAAAAGCCATTTGGTATATTGAAAAAAAAATAGAAAAGTTACAACAATGATTATCAGATATATTTTAGCATGTTTCTTTGTTTCAATATTTTTTATGATTATATTTTTAATCGGTAATAAAATTGTCAGTAAAAATCCAAACGGTAAATTTGCGAGTTTTTGGAAAAAACACATTATTGATGAAGCTCCTGATGATATAGATTTATAAAATATGATAGAAAATTATTTAAACAAAATAACCACAGGTGATTGTACTGAGGTGATGAAAGGAATGCCTGAAGGGTCTGTGGATTTGATTGTAACATCACCGCCCTATGGAGTAAACATTGCTTATGATGTCCATGATGATGATATGGAAATTAGTGAGTATTTGGAGTTTACTCGTAAGTGGATGACTGAGGCATATAAGGTTCTAAAAGATGATGGTAGAATTGCTTTGAATATTCCATATGAGATTAACAGACAGGCTAAGGGTGGAAGAATCTTCTTTGTATCTGAAGTTTATCAGGTTATGAAAGAGATTGGATTTAAGTTCTTTGGTGTTGTTGACTTGGAAGAGGATAGTCCCCATAGAAGTAAAACAACCGCTTGGGGTAGTTGGATGAGTCCTAGCTCTCCATATATCTATAATCCAAAGGAATGTATTGTCTTGGCTTATAAGAAACACCACATTAAGAAAGTTAAGGGTGAACCACAATGGAAAGGTGAACCTACTGTAACTGAAGAAGGTAAGAACAAAATGGTTTATCAGGAAGAAGACAAACGAGATTTTATGGAATTGGTGTTTGGACAGTGGAAATATTTGAATGATTCAAGACCAATGACCAAAGCAACATTCTCAATGGATATTCCAAAAAAGGCGATTAAGATATTGTCATATAAGAATGATATTATTTTGGACCCATTTGCCGGTTCGGGTACTAGTTGTGTGGCAGCAGAAATACTTGATAGACGATGGATAGGTATTGAACTTTCTGAAAATTATTCGGAAATTGCAAGTAAACGAATCCAAGCATTTGTTGATGATAAACGACAACAAAAATTAGAATTTGAAAATGGGGGTCATTGACCTCCATTTTTGTTTTAATTGATATTTATAAATAAAAAACATGAAAAAGTTTATTATATCGGAAGAAGAAAAGAATCATATCAAAAAACTTTATTTGATTGAGGGTGATGAAAAATGTGAGAACGAAATGTATACTGTTTACGATGCGAAAAGGTTAGATGATACATTAACAAGTGAACAACAAATTACAAAACAAAAATTAGAATCTATAATTAAAAATAAAAAACCAAATAATTCAATTTCAGTACAACAATTTTGTAACGGTAAATATAAAATATCTTATCATGTTTCACTGGAAAAGGGTGATAAAATTGAATACAGCGAGATTCCTGACTAATGAAAAAAATACTTACAGAATCTGGAATTAGAGATATTAATAAATTAGCTGCACGTTACCCAAAGGCGGAAATCTATTTTCACCAAGATTTAGATGGTGTAACTACAGCAATTGCGATGAAAGAATACTTGGAACAACACGGTATTAAAGTTGTTGGTGCTCATGTTATTCAGTATGGTGATAAAGAATTTACCGTTAAAAAGAATGATGCTAGTGGTGATGTTATGCCTGTATTAGTTGACTTTGCTCACGGTAAACCAATGTTTGTAATACACACTGACCATCACGATAGACAAGCTGGTGCTGAAGATACTAAATCAACTTCATTTAGACAATCAAGGTCTAATGTTGAAACTATCTCACAAATTGTTTCACCTAAAGAATTATTCCCATCTTCAGATATTCTATTAATCTCAACAGTAGATTCTGCGAACTTTGCGTCTCAAGATATCTCTGTTGATGATGTCATCTCTTATCTATTTTCATTAGATAAAGACAAAACGTTACAACAAAATAAAATGGCTCTTGGTTTGGTTGCTAATAAACTTCTTTTAGCCTTTAAAAACAAACCAGGATTTTTAGAATCGTTGGTAATGAATTCAACTCCTTCTTTAATGAATATACTTCAGAACATTAAGAAGATTATGATTGAAAAAAAATATGCTACAGTGCCTGAATTGGAGAAAAACAAAAATTTGTATATCTCAAGTATGAAAGGTAGTGATAAAGTAAATGTTGATGATAATATTATTGTTCAGTATGGTGGAGGTAGTATGATGAAACCTGGTTCATATGACAGATATACCCCTTTCAAAAATAATCCTGATGCTGACTTTTTAGTAATTGCTTGGCCTATGGGATTAGTCCAAGCTTCTTGTAATCCATTTAAAAAAGAAAGAGAGTTGAAAGGTGTGAACTTGGGTGACATTGCTCAAGAGGTATTATCAAAATGGGAAACACAACTAAAATAAAAACAAATACCTTTATCAACAATCAAATGGATTTCAGAATCAAAAGGTATGACTCAAGAATCTGTTGGTTTTACATTCAAAGATTTTGTTGCTTTATATGGTAACAAGTTTAAATCTATGGATGATGGTAAAGAAATTTTAACACATATTGGTGAAATGATGGAAATACCATTCACTGAACTTCCTGAAGAACATAAGGAGATGTTAGATGGTATTACAGTGAATGCTTGGGATTTGATTCAAGCTAATAGTGGTGGACACAAATGTATTACAAACATTTCAGGTTTAATGTATTTGGGTAGGTCTAAAAGACCACCAGGTGGTTCATATAAGTACAATTCTGAGAAAGATGATTCACCTTATGTTAAATTCACAAAAATGATTCAGAACGAGTTAGTGAAGAAACTTAAAGAAAAGATTAAAGGTTCTTAAAATACTACTTTATTACCTTCTTGAATTCCTAATCTGTAACAAGAACCTCCTTCTAATTCAAGAATCAAATCACCGTTTCCGCAATAATTTTCACAAGGGGATTTTTTACAAGGTTTGCACGTGTGATGAATTTTGGTTATAGTATTATTTTCAATGAAAATGATATCCAAATCAGTTACACAACTTTTCATCCAAAAACAATGAGGACCGTCATTCATAAAAAATAACATTCCATCAAATGAATTGTCAAATTTTTTATTCATCATCCCATGTTGAATGTCTTTTTTAGTAAAAACAGGTTTGACTTTAAATTCAATGTCTTTTATACTTATTGTCATAAACATAAATATTCATGGAAACAGAATTAATTAAAAGGTATGCAGGTGTTGTAGTAAAATGTGAAGACAAAGTATTACTTTGTAAGAGAGCAAGTACTTCAGAACTACCTGGATTTTGGTCTTTACCCGCAGGTAAAGTTGGTAAGATAGAAAACGCAATGTTAGGTGCTAAACGAGAATTTTTTGAAGAAACTAATATTTCTATTGATGATAAAGATATTGAATTAGTTGGTTTTATTAATAGAACTAACCGAGACGGCTCTAAAGTTAAAGGATTAATGTATGTTTTTATGTTGAAAGTTGATGAAAAAATTTATCCTGATTTGGTTGGAGCACAAGATGGTGACGAACATAGTGAATGTGGATATTTCGCATTAGATGAGTTACCTGAACCTATGGATGAACAATTTAACAAATTATTAAAAAATATTTTAACAAAAATGTGACTTTTTCATAATTGTCATGTATTTATTTCTACAAACCCAGCACCCCTTTCTTACTCGTTGGTAAAAATTTAACCCTGATAATCATAAAAAATTGTCGGGGTTTTTTGATTTTAAAGGATTTTGTGCGTATATTTGTAAAAAAAACAACTATGACTACTATTACTCGTACAATCAAAATTGAACATGAAAAATTCGGAGTTTTATTAAACGAAACTTTCATGGACGCCACACAGTTCAAAATATTTTTGAAAATGGTTCATGGTTGTATTGAGTTGAAGAATGACTTATCTTTCTTCAACGGGGTTGATTTCCTTGTTTTCATACCATCTAAAATTCTACAAGAATGTATTGTGGTTACTTTTTCAGGTGGAGAATATGGTTTGGCTGAACACATGAAAAGTAAGATTGAGGCATTAGTTACCAGATAATTGTTTCCTTATTTAGAAAAATAAGGTGGTGGACCAATCCAAATTGGGCTCAAAATGAAAGGGGAGTAATCCCCTTTTGCTTTTTGAAATATTTATAATAAAAAACTTATGAAAAATATTTTAGTTTCTGAAGAACAGTTAGAAATTTTAATGAAAAATTTAAAAGAAGAACATAAACAAGGTTCCTACATGGCGAAACAACAATTATTTACCATTGCTACTTTGGCTCATCAAATGTGGCAGATAATGGAGGAAGGAGACCAACTTGAAGATTGGATGGAATCAAAGATTGCTCAATCTGAACAAAGTATTATTTCAGTTGTTAAAAGTTATTTATACGATGAAGTTGTAGATAAGAATGGTGATGTTGATGATAAAGGTATG